ATGATTTTGTCCAGGAAATGCTTGAATAGGTATACCTTTTGTAGCAGCCATAATATCTGATACAGGATCTAAAGGTTTAGGTTTTATTTTAGGTGGAAGTATCTCTTCTAAATTTGGCATATTAGCTGCACGTAAAATAGTTCTATTTAATTCTTCTAAATTAAACATTCCTGGAGGAGATTGTTGTGCCATTTGTAATGCCATATTAGCCAACATCATTCTATGAGCATTGCTTGGAATATTTGGATCACTTATAGGTATAACATCTACAGTTCCATCAAAGTCTTTTTTGAAAATAGAAGTAGATTCATTTGGAATTTCATATGGATATTCATTTGGTAAATATTCATAATCTATACGAGCAAGAATTTTAAATTCATCTCTTTGAGATTTATGTAATCTTTTATGAATAGCTGTAAAGAACTTACTTGACGCTTCAAGTAATGCCATAGTCGTTCCAACAGGTCCATAAGATGCAGCATCAGAAACTATTTGTTCTGTACTATCTGCAAACTTTTGTCCTGCTGCAGTAGTAAATTGAAGCATCTGATAAAGAGTTGAGGAAGGTTCTTTATATGGAAGAGGAACTATCGCTTTCGAAAGATCAATACCAGTTGCTTCAATTTCTTTAAATTCTCCAGGAGCTATTGGATCATTATCTCCAACTATTCTAACTCCTTTAGCTTTAAATCCTCCTGGTAAATTAGCAAATTGTCCAGCATCAATTAAAGATCTCATTGCTGCTGTAGCACTCATAGTTAAATTACCAAGGAAATGCATAAGTCCTAGACCATAAAATCCTAATCCAGGAACAAATTTATAATGTACAAAATGACTTCGTTTTTGTTTTACTTTATTGTCAGAAGAATAATTTCTACGTATACTTAATACTTGACCTGATTGTTCTTCGACTGTAATAATATAAGGATGTGATCCTCCTCCTTCACAACCTGAATCATCAATATCTAAATATGTATGTTGTTCTAATAAAACATATTGAGGATCTATATCATTAGTAGGTGATAATCCTAAAATAGTATCTACTTTTTCTGTAAATGTTGTCGTTGGAGATTCTGTAGGTTCAGGTAAATCTAAATCAGCATATATACCTGCTGCAACATCTTTTTGAAAATCTACAGAATTTCTATAAATAACATGTGTATATCTATCAGCATTCCTTAAATCAGAAGCATAGTATGATCCATAAAATTGATCTATAGGAACAAATTCAGATACTGGTCTTTTTAATGTTGCATCATAATAAACTTTTTTAAATGCTGATCCTATTAAAGGGAGATGAAATAACATTTTTTCAAACTCATCAAAGTATTCAGGCATTTGTTCAGTTAATTGATAGTTCATAAAATTCTGAACACGATTAGCTTGTTGTTGTTTCTCAGGAGTTGCTTTACCTAATATTTGTGCTTTAACTGGACCTGATGCAGGAAAAAGTTCTTGTGAAGCTTTTGATTGAAACTTAACAGCAGATTCTATCAGAAGTGGATGAACTGCTGTACATGCTCCTTCAAATGGTTCTGTACCTTCTTGTAATTTTAATCCTAATAAATCAAAACCTTTTTCAAACATTGATTCCCATTCAGAACGAGATTCTTTATCTGCTTGATATTTATCTCTAACATCATGTGCAATTTCTGTTAATATTTCTTCATCTAATCCGTCAATTAAATTTTCATACCATTCTTCTATTTCTGGTTCAGGAGCCATTTCTATTGATTCAGAAGAAAAATCTACAATTACTCCTCCATCATCTGAAGGTTCAAAAGATACTTCTTGTTCTGGTATTTCTTCTGAAGGAGTATTTAATTCAATAACATTTGTAACTTCTTCAGGTTTTTGTTCAAATGGATTACGTTCTGTTGCCATTATATTGCCCTCATTTCTTTTTGGTATGGATTACGTTCAATCATACCTCCTTTATATTTTTCATGTAAATATTTTAACATATCAGATCCACCTTCAGAATCTAAAAACATTCCTACATTTACTTCTCCTGCTTCTCTAACAGTAAAGCCATGAAAACCATGTCTTTTTAAAATAGGTTGTAATGCTTCATCCTCTATAAAATGTCCTACTTGACCAAAATATTTATTTTTTCTAAATAATTTTCTAAACTTTTTTGGATCTCTAATCATATCTATAGGTTCATCTACTAATAATTGATTATGCTTAGTATGCATATTTTGTAACCATTGTTTAAAACCATTATCCTCCATAAGTTTTTTCCAATGATCATCTCTGGAAGGATCAAATATTTTAGCATTCTTTTTAATTCTTAATGGGTATACTCTTGCTCCTGTACTATAAGTACCAAAATCTTGTGGTGAAGCATTTTTTGCAAATAAACTAGCTTCATGAGGATTTCTAGTTGTATATAAAACATTATCTGGAGTTTGAAATATATCTTGTTTATATGGATGTTTTGTTCCATGAAATACTTTAATTTCTTGTCCTTCAGGAATTTTTTCTTTAGGTGGTGTATCAATATCTCTACTAACTGTAGTTGGTTTTTTTGAAGGAACTATTCTATCTATAAGTTTAGATGTTCCTTTTTTTATATACTTAGATCCTGGAATAGCTATACCTAATAATCCTGCTAATCCTTGTGGTAAACCCCATAAATCTCCTCGTAAAGTTCGTTCTACTCCTGTTTGATATTCCTGTATATCATGGGCTGGAGATATAATATTTGCTGCTAATAATCCCATATTCTTTAAATCTTGTTTTGTCCAACTAGGATTTGAAGTTGTTTGATCACCTATACCATATTTAAGTGAACGTAATCCTTCAGCCATTATATTGCCCTTTGTGTATTATAATTTTTATAAGGATCTCTACTAACTCTTCCTCTTTCTAAAGCTCGTTCAATTTCTATAGCTCTTGGATCTAGAGGTAGTTCTGAAGTACCTTCTGGATCTATTTTTGTAGCATATAATACTAGACCTGTTGGACTATATTTTAATTTTCTTGATAGTCCTGCTCCTAAAGTTTTAAGCTTTTTTGTTAAGTTGCTTGAAGGTTTTACTTCTTTTTTAGTTTCTGTTTTTTTTACTTCTTCTACTACTTTAGCTTTTGAAATTCTTGTCTTATCTGATTCTATTGTTGGACCAGAAGGAGTTCTTGAACTTTTTAAATAATCTGCTATTTTTTGTGTCCAAGGTCCAGGTTTTAATTTTTGACCCTCTCTAGTAACAAATTTATCTTTTACATAATCTTTAGCTAGAGTTTTTGCTGTTTCTATTGCTGCTTTTTTTATATCTTCTTTTATATCTTCTATGCGTTGTTTTTCCTCTAAAGGTTTTTTATACTTACCATAGTCTACATCATCCATAAAGTTATAGATGAGGGGATCAGATCGTGTATGGATTCCAAAAGATAAATGTCTAGTATCCCAACCTGATTGTCCAATACCTGTATTAGGATTTGATTCATATATATGTTTTAAATTTTCTAATTTACTACGTAAAAATTTTTCTATTGCTTGTTTTTGCCATTGTTCTGCTTCTTGAGGTGTCATATCTTGTGTTGATGTTCTCCATCCTTTAACTCCACCCTCTGGAGTATTTTTATAAAATTGATAGTCTTTTTCTACTTCTTCTGCTAATCCTTTAGGAGTAGATAATTTTCTTATATATTCTTCTTGTTTGAAATATTGCTTACCTTTACCCCACTTAGGATCATTAGATATTATTTTCTTTATAGATTCTTGTATATCTTTATTAGTAACATTACTTTTCCTATATAAATCATTACTAATAAATTTTGCAAAAAGAGTAAAAGGAACTTTTTTATCTGCAGCTTCAATTTTAATATCTTGTAGTTGATGGTCAAGTGCTAAGTTTTCTTTTATAAATTGTATAGATTTTTTATCTAAATGTTTTAAGGATAGTTGTATAGCCTTAACCCCAGATGAAAACCTATAATCCTTTTTACCTAAAGCAGATTCAGGGGATGCTATTATAGATATAAGCTGTTTATAATCTTCATTTGCACTCCCTAATTCTTTTTCCACTTCTTCAAAAGCAAGTACAACATTCTCTTGATCTATTCCAGAAAATTCCTCTGGATCAAAACCTTCTTTTTTAAAACGTTCTAAATATTTATTATATCGTTTTTGTAAGGCATCTCTTTCATTTCTAACATATATTAATTCTTTATAAAGTGAACGACCAGCATTATAAGAATCTACATTACTTGTTATATAATCATCATGGACTCTTTCTTCCAAAACTTTTTTACCCCATATTTTTTCTGGAAGACTATCTATTTGTTTAGTTATTGTAAAATATTTTGTAAGTAAAGGTTTTACTTCTTTAATTTTTTGTAAAGAATTAAAATCTTTAGCAGCTAAAATTTCTTTCGCAGCAAATGGTATTAAATCTTTTGCTACTGTACTAAGTGCACCTTGCATTACTCTTCTACGAGTTAAATCTGTACCAATACCTTTAGTTATTAAACTAGGTAAACCTCTTTTATCGTTCAACGGCATATAAAAAAACCTCAAATAATAAACTAAAACAAATAATTCCTAAAGCAAATAATAACATTAAACTCTCCAGTATGCAACCTTTTTCTTACGTGGTACATCTTCATAATACGGATCATCAGGATGTGTAAGATGCCAAGATTCTTTCATATAATGAATAGCCATTGTTAAAGCATCTACTTGATCATCATGAGCAGCATTAGGAAAACGAATTAATTCTTCTATAAGTTCATCTGACCACTTCTTTCCTGTTGGTAACCATACTCTTCCAGATTCTAATAAAGGAGATGCAGCATAAACTCTAGCTACTTTATCTTTATCTGGTATATATTCTTGAACTGGTAAACCACCTCTTCTCATATCTTGTATTAATGATTGTCCAGATGCCTTCTTTTCTACTATACAAACATCAGGTCTATGTTGATAGTATAATACTTGAGCCATACGTCTGAGTTCTGGATATTCAAATCTACCTCTAATATTTCCTAATAAAATTAAATTAGCAGGATACTCTTCTTCACCATCAAAGTCTACTTCATAATTATTAAAGATACCCCATGTTTGAATAACACTATAATCAGCAGTTGTTTTTGTAGAAAATGCTGTATCATAAGTTTGTATAATAAATTGACATGTTGGAGGTTCATTATATTCCCATTCTTGTAACCAAGCTTTCTTTATTAAACCTCCTTCTTCAGGAGTAGGATCTTGCATATATAAAGAGTTCCAATATCTACTTCCATTAGAAGCTTTTATTTCTGATTCATCTATTTTTAAAACTTCATCTGGTTTCCATTCAGGAAAGTAACTAGATCCTACAGGTAATTCAAGAAGTTCTGCAGCTTTATCATCTAACCATGCAGGTATGCGAATAACTTCCCAAGGAATTGTATTATATTCTGACATATCTTCTTGTTGTTTCAGGAGCCAACCACAAAGATCATCATAATGATACCTTGTATTAATAATAAGTATAGAACCATTGGGCATAATACGTGTTCTTAATCCAGCAGGATACCACTCTTTAACATATTTTCTACCAGCTTCAGAATATGAATCCTCTTCAGACATAACATCATCAAGAATAGCTATATGTGCACCACGACCAGCTATTTGAGATCTAACACCTGCAGCATAATATGTACCACCTTGATTTGTTTTCCATTTACCTGCAGCTCTTACATCTGTTCTTAATGTAACACTAGGAAAAATAGTTTGATAGTCTTCTGTTGTTATTAAATCTCTTACAGATCTACCAAAATCACTAGATAATTGGTCTGAGTGAGATACAGTAAGTATTTCATGTTCTGGATTTCTACCAATATACCAGGCAGGAAACAGTTTTGAACAGAGAATAGACTTTGAAGACCTTGGAGGAAGAAAAACCATCAACCTTTTTATAGTTCCTTCTTCCAATTCTTTCAATTTATTAGAAATTACTTTTATATGTGCTCCCATTTTCCAAGTAG